GAGAAAATAACTTAGAAAGAAAGAAAAGAGAGATGATTATCTCTCTTCAAGGCTGTAGCCATAGATCATAGTGAAGCAGCTATCACAGCCAGCGTCACCTTGATCTTTACTGCACTCCAAGAACTCAGCCCACTTTACAGTGTCAGCCCTTGCTGCCCTTGATAGGCTATCTATTCTGAGCCACTCCTCGTCATACATAGCCATCTCTGTGTATGTACGACCACTCTTGCTCTGTATCACGCCGTCATTAATCAAGACAGAGATAAGAACAACCACTGCGAAAATACAGAGGACGATCAATCCTCCAAATGTTGAATCTTTCATAGCACTACGATTTAGTTCAGAAAAAAAATAACTTTTTAATTCCTTTGGGCCCCATCTGGCACCACAGAACAAGCCCCCCACCATCGGTCCAACGCCCTAACGCAAAAACTTGGCATATAAGTTCCCTTTTGTATTTTCATTTCTTTCGTGTAGTGGCACACTTATTTTGGTGTTGATAAGACGTTGATATAGTAGCACACTTTTTTGGGAAATTTTGCATATATTTGTAATGTTATGATAGGATATCATATGTTATGATAGGAGAAGATAAGACAAGGATAGCGGTATACGTTGAGAAGACGTTGAGGGATAAGTTGGATGTTATGCGGATGAAATATAACGGAGAGAGGGGGAGGAATATAAGTGAGAGTAAGTTTGTTGAGATGTGTTTGGGGGAATATGTTAATATGAACAGGGATAAGTGGGGAGGGATTAAGGTCAGTGAAGTTGATATAGATTTTGACTAGAAGTTATTTTTTTATTTAAGAGATATTATGGGACAAAATGGGTGTATTATGGTAGATATGAATTTAAAGAGGAATTATATTAGGGCGAGGGGTTATCGTCTGAGTCCTCAGGAGATGAGGGTTAACAGGATAATAGGGGTCTTCAATAGTATTGGAGATGGTCTTGATATTGGGTATATAGAGATGTTTGCTAAGGGTCAGTGTGATGAGGTTAGTGGAGAGACGATGATTATTGAGATAAACAAGGAGGAAGTTGATGGTATCTCGATGGATGTTGTTAGTGTTATAGTTTTTAAGGATCTGATGAGTTTGCAGATGTTTGTATTGAGGCATGGTAATGTTTACTTGAGGGAGAGTAAGTTTTATAAGGGTTTTCCGTCGTTAATGAATTGATGTTTAACTAAATAGTTGTTATATGAAGAAGGTTTGGGATTTTTTCACAAGGGATTTAGTCAATACGATAGTTTTGGTATTGATTGTTGTCTTTCTGATTGCCTCAGTGGTTAAGGGAGAGGACACTGGGTTGTTATATGCAGTTTTGATTCCGTTTGTGATACGGTTTATGACCTGGCATTATAATCTTCAGGATAAGATTAATGCATATATTACTGATGATAGGTTGAGGGTGACTGTGTTTGGTTTGCCGCCATTATCTGCGAATGAGAAGATTAAGGATCCCGGGCCATTATGGTTTCATATAGTCAGTTGGGTTATTGCTTTAGCTGGAGCTTTTCTGTTAGGATATTTAATCGTAACTTTGATTTTTTAGTGATAATCAAATTATATCGAGATGGAAGAGAAGATTGAATTACTTGAGAAAGAGAATGCAGATCTGAAGTTAAAAGTTGAAGAGCTTGAGAAAGCTTTAGAGAACCAGAAGAAGTATGCAAAAGGGTTGAAGAAGAAGGCAGAAGTTCCTGCCGGGTCTTCGAAGGCTGTACAGCACTGATGTAGTTCCCGGGTTGAGATGATCTTCCCGGGAATTTTATCTTTTGATGTTTAATAAAAAGTGGTTATAAGATGTTACAGATTTCAAAATTCAAATTGATCGATCAAGGCCGAGGCGGCATCGAGATCGAAGGAAGAGAGAGTATGGTCATGCAAGGTGGCTATGCTGTCATAGACAAAATCAAGAGAGAGAGAAGGCTTATGCTTGCTCCGGATGTAATTGCGAAGATCCAGGAGTTAAAGTATTTCTTCTTTAACCTTACGGCACATTGGTTGCCTCCGTTTAATAAGTATTATGACTTGACTAATCACAGACTTGCAGAACTGGAGCTTGACGAGAATGGCCAGATGAAACAGGGTCAGAGTATGCTTCGTAATCTGTGGAGTCGTACAGATATAACCGGGATCTCATATAAGAATGGAGGATTCGTTATAACTGGCAAGATCGAATCTGTCGAAGGGAAATGTGTTGTAATCAATACTCCGTTCATAACCGAGAATGATGATATCGGATTCTTCTCTGATACGATTGATAAGATTGATGAGTGTATAAAGCTCGTCATTGAATACATCGACAGAAAAGAGTTGCCGGCTTATGATCCTAAGACGGTGCTGACCAAAGAGGAAATGGGTGATGAGGATATTAATTCACTTTCAAAGAAGGTTGTTGATAAGCTTATCGACAAAGGGCTTATTGTCCTTGTGAATGATTCTGCAGATGACTATCCGAAACTTCCTTTTAACGGAACGATAGTGCATGAGGGTACCGGGAGTATTGACGGAGATAATATTCCTGATGCGGAAGAGCATCATGAGGAAATTGATCTTACCCCTGAGATGATTGAAGAGGCCGCAAAGAAAGACAAGGAGATAAGAGAGAAACTTAATCCTCCATCTGATCCTTTTGGTAAGCCGGCGCCTGTATCTGAGGAATTCCCTCTTCAGGATGGAGACTTCAGAGGAGAGAGCATAACTTCAGCAGAAGATCTTGCGATTCATGAATACAGCGGAGAGCCAAGAGACGAAGATCCGGATGACATGAAGTTTGACTGATATGGGTAGAATGGGACTTGGAGTGGATGATACGATTAAGTTCGTTGAATCTACTCATCAGTATTTTGATAAGTCAGGCAATGAGTTTGAAAGTGTAACTCGCAGCCTAAAGAAACTTCAGATGCCTTTTGACCGTGATGGTATTTCCAGGAGAATGGCTTCTGCTATGGCTTCAGAACAAGGAATATCAATTGCACAGGCTCAGGCTAAAATTCTTTCAGAATGGGATCAGAAGAGAGACAGCAGCATTGATCGTGGTACAAGTATTCACGGATCGCTTGAGCAGTATCTTCTCAAAGGAACTATTGCTGAAGAATACCGCGGAGTCATAGAAGAGTTGAAAAAGATTGTTGCCGGTGCTTATAGGTACTATCCTGAAATCATTCTTTATGACGAGAGATACAGAAGGGCCGGCCAGGCAGACTTAGTTGTTCAAAGACAGAAAGGTTCTTCGTCAATATATGACTTCTATGATTATAAGACGAATGAAGCAAAAGGAATTCAGTTTGACAGTATAGGAAGAAAGACTGATGAGCTTAAACATTATAACCGGTTCTTTCTTCCTCCATTCAATTATCTTGAAGATTGCAACTACAATCTTTATTCGCTCCAGCTGAATTTTTATGCTTACTTTGCAGTAAGAACATACGGGATAAAAGTAGGCCGTCTTGGAATAATCTTTATAGATAATCAACTTAAAGTTCATTTGATCCCAGTAATGTTTGCGCCTTCAATCATAAAGGATATTCTTTCTCATCTCGAGAAAATGAAGAAACTTCCGAAACCAAAAGATAACTGGTAATATGGCAGTATTCAAGGTAGACCAGAATTTTGAGTTTGTTCTTAATGCAGATGCTGTAAAGCTTGTGCCGGAATTATCAAATCTTGATCAGAAAGAATTGATGTATGTTATCTTAGTTGCAGACATCGTTGATGGGCCATACAGGAAGAAGCCTTATGAGGAAAGACTCCTGATGGCCTACAAACGTGTTTATGGCTCTGATAAGGTTAATGTGACCTCTGATAAGTTTAAGATAGCTATTGAGGCTTACAAGTCACTTGTGTTCGATATACGAAGAGAAACTATCGATATCTATAATAGCAAGATTCGTGAACTGCAGAAAGAGACTCTTCAACATGATACTACGTTTTCCAGAATGAAAGAGATTGATTCAACCATCTCTTTCATGATGGAGCGTATTACTCGAATCAATCATGAGATTGATATTGAAGAGGGTGAGGAAATAGAATTAAGAGGTAAAAAGAAACTTTCATACTTAGAGATATGGCAGAGGAATCAGAAGGCATTCAGAGAGTTCAAAGCATCAAGGTAAGAAATCTTAATCCGGCTGAGAAGAAGGCTTTAAGGAGTGCTTTGTGGGATTCTACTGTTTCTGACATGAGAACGCTCATTATGTGGACTGTAGAGGATCCGATTCGGTTTGATCATTTCGTAGACAGAGTTCTTGATGGAGTTAGTCATCGCCTGGCAATAAGAGAAGCCGAATATTTATGATCTATACTGCCTACACTCCGCTCATTAAAACCGGAGGATTTAATCCATCTCCGGTCGCAGGCAAAATTCCTATATGGGCTGATAGCGCAATAAATCCGCGAGTCTCTGAAACTCAGCAGTTTAAGGACTTTTGGGACGAGCAATTTGATAGATGCATAAATGGATATGATACCGCAGGGATACACATTCCCGGGCGGTATTATTTTTATTTGAATTTTCAGGTTCTGTCCGGACTTCGTGGACCGATGTATCCAATGTATGTAGATCTCGATCTTGAGTATTACAATCTTCTGGAGACGGTAAAAAAAGAAAAGCGAAAAGGAATCATATCGGTTAAAGCAAGACGTAAAGGACTTTCAGAGAATGCTCAGACAATTCTTAATCATGGATTAAGATTTATTGAAGGATATCGAGGTGCCATATGTGCAGGACTTGATACATATCAGGTAGAATTAAGACAGAAGTTTAATGCTGCTCAGGCGACAATACGTCCTGAGATGAGATTAAACGTCTTAAAGGATAATGACAAGATGTATAATATCGGATATGAGAAGAAAGATCCGATAGGTGGATATGTTGAAGATGGCTATGGAGGACGATTGTCTTTTGAGACTTTGTTTGATGATGCAAAGAAACTCGAAGGTATGTATTTCCATGATGTTATTTATGAAGAGTCTGGTCAGTTCAAACTTCTTGATGAAGCATTTGAATCAATTGACCCGGCTCTTCAATTTGGTATGCTGTCTCTTGGTACTCACATAATTTATGGAACAGGAGGAAATATCCTTTCTACATCAAAGGCATTTAAGAACATGTGGGATAATGCAGAATCCTATGATCTTGTTCGCTTTTGGGTATCTGGTGCCAGAAAGTATTTTCCATTCCTTGGCAATCAATATGAGACGTCGTTTGTCGATAAAGACACCGGAGAGAATGTAAATGCAATTCCAAATCTAAGTAAGCATAAGGCATTCCAGATTATAGGATGTGAAGACGTTAAAGCTGCCGAGGAATACATTTTAAAGAAAAGAGTTGAATACAGCAAACTTCCAAATAAGAAAAAGCTTAAGGATCTTAATCAGAACTATCCTCTTACTGTTGAGGAAGCTTTTACATCCGGCGGATCCAATAACTTTAATGATGAGAAGATCTATGGAAAGTTATTCGAGATAGAAGGCGCTCAGGCTTTATATCATCCATACATCCTTGATTTCGTTAAAGAGCCAGGGGAGGATGGAATAACAAAAATCAAGTTTCCACTTGAGGTAAGCGTCCGGCCAGCAAAGAAAAATGATCCTGACGGGGAAATAGTCTGGATATATCAAATGCCAAGAAAAGATATGTCTGATCTTGACATTGGAGGTATAGACGGATATAACCAGGATCAGACGCAGACAAACACATCTCTTGGTGCAATGGTTGTGGTCAGACAAGGCGATAAAGTCAATCTTGTTTCTGAAGGTGTTCATCCTGCGAAATATCCAGTCTGTCTTTATTATAAGCGCCCGCCAAGAAAAGAGATATTTTATGAAACCTGTCTTAAAATATCAGTTCTTTATAATCTGATAAAAAATACGATGGTCAATGCCGAGCAGGATTTTGTCATTGATTATTTTATGAAGAACGGAGGAAAGCAATTCCTTAGTCCTCGCCCTCGTGCCTTTGATGCACCAAAGTCTCAACAGCTTCATAAGTTCGGAGCAAAAATGACAGGTTACAGCAAGCCACTTATACTTGGAATAGTTCAGTCATATGTTGAAGATTATATTGATTATTGCGTATTCGTAGAGTTGCTGAGAGATATGCTCGCGTATGATGAACAGTATATCGGTACTGACTGGGATTCTGTCGATGCTCTTGCTTATGCAATAATGCGTATTGAGGATATGAAGACTCGTCCGCGAAAGTCTGACTCAGATGAATACGACAATGAAGTTGCAGAGTGGGGGTTTGATTCTGACGGCAATGCAATATTGGTTAAGGCTCCAGCGTTACCTTCAGAAATAGAGAAAAAGAAAAAATTACAGAAATATGAAGAGGGTGGTGGTGGATTTTATCAACCACCATATTGAAATTGTTTTATATATTTTTTTTTGTACCTTTGAAATGAAAATAATATACTAATGGGATTTCCGGCTATTGCTGATAAGGATTACTCCAAAGGCGGGTCAGATAATAAAGACATGCGTGAGATGCTGGACTATGCCGTTAATCAATGGCAATCCCGTTCAGCCAGAAGAAAAAGACTCGAACAGCTTTATAATTCTCATAACGGAATCATAAATGATCATGAGATTGAGGCTATAACAAAAATGACCGGACAGAAGTCAAAGACGAAGTATGTTAAATATCGTCTTGGTCGCTCAAAGTTAAAGCAATTGCATGGAGAGTTTCTTGAAATAAATCTTACCCCAACTGTATCCACTACTAACCGGGCCGCGCAGAATCGCAAGATGGAAAAATATAAAGCGCAGCTCGGTCTTGCTTTATCTAAGGCTTATATAGAGAAAGCCAGGGCAATGGGATACGACGTATTCTCAGGAATGAAGATTCCAGATCTTAAGGATAAGCAGAAGTGGTCTGTAAATAACTTTAAGCTCGAGAACGAAATTGCAATGCAAACTATCATTGACGATAAACTTGTCAATGAAAAATTAAAGATGCAATTCTATTCGAACTTTGTTGATATGACTATTGCTGCAGAGATTTATGGTAAGGTCGAAAGAAATATTAATGGCATTGATACATATAGAGCTATAAGTCCTAAGTTCGCAATGTATGAAGAAAATGTAAGCGATCTATTTCTTACTAGAAGTCCATATCTGGGAGAGGTACGATATATGTATCCTCATGAGATTGCAACTGATAAAGAATTTGATTTGGAAGATTCTCAGATAAGTCTTTTGAAGGATGAACAGAGTGGATATTCAGATGCAGATCGTGATGGTTCTCTTGAGATGATTGATGGAGTTCCAGCTATTCCAGTATATACAATTCAATGGAAAGGACTTGAACCGGTTTATTGTAGCATATCTCCAGCATCTGGATCTGATATCCCATATAAGAGAATCCTGAGTATTGATTATTATAATAAGAATCAGAAGAAACTTGAAAGAGATGATGCTGAGTATTTTGCAATACATGGAACTCACATACTGAAGAAGACATACAGAGAAGTTGTTTGGACAGGATCCAAGATCGGGAAGAATATCTACACAAAAGCAAGAAAGGAAAATGATATTATCCAGGTCTTAAATGACAATGGAATATATAATGCTCAGTTTGATTATTGTGGAATGCTTTTCAATACTGTTAATGGTACCAGAGTTTCTATACAGGAGATCATATATGAACTTGAAAAAGTTTATGATGATATCCGGTTCATGATAAACAAAGAACTTAAGAAGATTCGCGGTAGCAGTCTTATTTATGATGACGCGTTTCTTCCTAAGGGAAAAAGATTTACGGATGTATTTCATGAGATAAGTGAAGATGGGGTTGTTAGGTATAATTCTTCTGCCGAAGGAAACAGGTCTGGCACGGAAGCTGACAGCAATAAGGTTGGGATAGGTGTTGTTAATCTCGGTGACAATAATAACCTTATTGTTTTGCTTAACCAGGCAATGGATATTGAACGAGTAATGGATCGTATTACCGGCATGAACGAAAACCGACAGGGACTTGCAAAAGCAACATCTACTGCAACGGCCAATGTGAATAATATTGAAGCATCGAGATCAATGACATATGATCTCTTTTACTTCATGTCGAAATACATAGAAATAGTTCTTTCAAAGTTATGTGAGAAAACAAAAATCAATCTCATATACAAAGGAGAGGATTATCGTCAATTTATATTTGATGATGATCAGATCAAGTACATGATCCTAACCAAAGATCTTGTGTTTGATAATTATGGAGTTTCAGTAACCGATGGGAAGAAAGAACGTGAAGTTCTCACAAAACTTGAGCAGTTATTCCCTCAGGAAATAAATGCCGGCCAGCTTACAACAAAGGATGTCGCAAAATTCTATATGGAGACATCATTTGCATCTGCGATAAAAGTCCTTGATGTTGCATTTGACAGACTTCAGGAGGCTAAGATGAATGAAATTAAGGCATCTCAGGAATCAGCTAATAAGCAGACTGAAGCAAACGTTCAAATGGCAAGAGAAGATCGCGAAGACCGTCAGAATCACGATAAAGAAATGGAGGTAATAAGAACCGAAGGAAAGAAAGAGATTGAGGCTATGAAAGCCGGATTACAGGGGACTATGGATTTCCAGAATAACTTAGCTAAGGGCGCTATGCAAAAAGCTGAGATGAATAATGTTTTTGAATAGTATTGTATATAAAAATTGTTGTTATGACCACAGAGAAAAAAGAAGATGTATTCACCGAAGATGATGATTTTTCTTTCGGGGATACAGTAGAAAAGAAAGATGAAGGGACAAAATCAGTAGAAGATCAAAAATCAGATGATGATGACTCTTCCTCTGATGATTCAAAAGACGAAGGCAAGGATGATGATTCATCAAAGAAAGATGATGAAGCAGGAAAAGAAGATAAGAAAGGGAAGGAAGGAAAAGAAGGAGATGATGATTCCGGAAAGTCTGATGATGACTTATTTTCGTCCGATGATGACGGGAAAACAGAAAAAAAACTCAGTCTCAAGAAACTCGCTTCAGGATTTGACGTTGACCTTGAAAAGGATGACGATGAAGAAGAGTTTAAAACAAAGATTAAGGAAAAGATTGAAAAGTCTCGC